GTGGAAGAGGAAATTGTTATGGTGTGCCCGCATTGCCAAAATGTGATCCAGGCGAGTGATCGTGTAGGTATCACCCACATTCATAGCGTAGTGCACTTTACGTGCGGCGCCATGCCAATGCTGGGTGAAAGGATTATTGACGTTTGCTCGTTTGAGGAAGCTTTAGACAAATATTTATGAGCAAATGTTCAAGTCCCCTCTTACATACCTTCTATTTTCATAGTATTATAGATGGAAAAGGAGGGATTTTATTGAAAATAAAAGTGAAATTATTCATTATGCTGTCTGCGGTCTTCGCTTTGTGTTTTAGTACATATCACCCAGCAGAAGCAGCAAACCCGATCAAACCGAGTCAAAGCCGTGTAACGTACACAATTAAGGATGCAAACGGTAAGCCGTACACCATTTATTTTGCACCAAGCAGCAAAGAAACAAATGCGAAAGCATCAAAGAATCCGCAGTATAAATGGTCAGGATTAAGATTTAACACAAAAGAAGGCGATGTGCTTTATAATGCGAATTACAAATTATACACACGCGATCCGAAACTAAGTCATATTAAAGATGCTAAAATTGCATATAAAAACTATACAGTAAACACTCGTAATAAATCGGTCCATATCTACCCTGCGCAATTCAAAGGGCAACCGGATCTTTTGGCGATTTCTAACGACGACGGATTCGAATCGGAGTCGGCTGATCTCTACTATATGAGAAATGGTAAGTTAACGTATATCGTTGGTGCTACTTATACGAAAAGACCAATGATTAAAGGGAAGAATCTATATTTAATTGCAAACGATATACCGGGTTACGGACCGATGTTTTTTGAGCTTTACTTAGACCCTAAAACAGGTATCTGGGATGATTACGACGGTATACAGTTTAGTGACCCAGATTGGGTGCTTAGAAACTGGAAGAAACACTGGAGATAAAGAAAGGGCCCGGTACTCGTTTGAGTGCCGGGCTTTATGTTTAATTAGCTGTTTTTTCTCCTTTAATTAATCCGCGCTCAACAGCTACAAACAGCAAGCCTGTCGCATCAGATTCAGTCAGCGTTCCCTTATCCAATTTTTCTACCCACGATGGATCAATACCATTTGGATCTTTCTCTACTAGGCGAGTTAATACTGTACGAGTAGAATTTTTAATGGCGTTATTTGATGGAACAAACAATTTGGATTCCTCCTTTTTTGGTGCAGTACTTGTCGATGGAGTACCTGCTGGCGAAGTGCTTCCCGTATTGAAGGTGATACCGTAATGTTTGCACACTGTACGGGCTGTCACAAGGGCACAACGCTTGCGGTAACTGTCCGATTTAAGAAGGGCAAGGTCCTCTACGTTCGTCATAAACCCCCACTCAACTAACAGAAAAGCCGCATCTGTTTCCCGGCACATATGCAGGTTTGTCCATGTTCCCGGTACAGATGGAAAAAGTCCGGATCCCCAAATAGGAAGATCCGGAAACTCTTTTTTGTATTCCGATAAGAGCGATTCAGCCAGTGCTTTCCCCGTCTTACTTGTGTGCCAATAAAAAACACCGAATCCACGTCGTGACGGATCCGCGTTTGCATTGGCATGATGAGAAATACCAATAGCGGTTTTATCTTTGGCGTACTGAGCATTATATTGACGAGTCCGCTCATTCAGGGAAACGTCTAATCCCCCGAAAGGCTGCGCTTCATACGTGGAAACTTTACCGGTCAGCAGCCGTTTTACTTCCTGGCCAACCGCTGCATTAAAAGTGTGTTCCGGCAGTCCGGGCACTCCCTTGCTTGGCGGGTATGTGTTCCGGCCATGTCCAACATCGTTTAAGAGTTTACTCATCTTCATCCGCCCCTTTCGTGTATCCTGTCCGCTGATTAACAAGCTCAAAAAGACCGGTTGCAGAAAGACCGGCGAAAACGCCAGCCCACAACCGGTACACAATATCTAATGTTGTAAAAGGTGTAGCGGTAATACCAACCACTAAACCAACCAAAAGAGCAATTAACGGCACAAAATTTCTCTTTAATGCAACCGACCGTTTTATTAGCTCGACAAGACCGACGATAATAGGTGCGATAATCGTCGCTAATACCATAATTTCCTGCATTCCATTCATTCTGCAGTTCTCCTCTCACCCATGTTATCCAGGCGTTTATGTGCTTGCTTTGCTGATTCTTCTACCCTTGTTACACGCTCTGTTAAGTCCTCTACTCTTTGAACAGTTGCTTTGAAATCCACTCGAATGCTGTCCACCCCTGAGCTGATATGATCCAGCTTGGTGCGAATGGTAGCGGCATCTGCCGCATCCTGCCGTATATCTTTATCTCGGTTTCGGCCAAATGTGAGTATTCCGAGCAAAACACCCACGACTGTACAGACAAGTCCAACTAAAGCCATAGTCACTTTCAACACATCCTTTTAAATCGTTTATCTATTTAAAAAATGCCGCCCAGAGGCGACATGGTTTTTGACCATAAAAAATACACCTACGAGGGTGTTAGTAATTGATTTTATAATCACCACTTGCAAAGATCGTCACACGCAGCTGGTCATTAAAAGGGTATTCGTAATCGTAAATGGTCGGATGCGCAGCTTTTTTCCAAGTTCCCCGCATATCCATTTGCGAAACTAAATCTCGTACCTCCAGCGTGTCTGTCACTTCTTCTGCTGACAGCAGATAGGCAAAGCGCACGGTGTCGCTTGTTCCCCGCAGTTCTGTCCATTCCACCGTTGTAAGAGCATTTAATACAGCCGGTGTCATGCCGTCAGCTTTCATACTTGCTAAGTCCATCGGAATTACGGCCCATACGGTTCCTGACCTTGTGTACCATGTAACCCCGCTGTCGAACGATACGGCTGTTTTGACAATAGCTTGTCCGCTAATCAGAGTGTTAAGCGAAAAGGAGTCGATATTTTCAATACTGCGTATGTTAATGTCCCTTGTCATCTGGACAAGTTGATCTTGCGGTATTGCTGATTTGCTAACATTTCTAATCGCATTATCTTCATCTGTCCAGGTGACAACTTCAATATTACCTGCAAGCAGACTTAAAGCTGACCAGTCAGGAATTGAATCCATACCATCTGACTCAAACTGCGCCTGTGTCGGCGTGGTAGTTGAAACGGATACCCAAGATGTTGTTGCATCATCGTATTTCTTGTATTCTCCACCATTAAAAATGAGCGTTTTATTGGAGGTATTCAATTCTATATACCATTCTGAATCCATGCGTAACGCTGAACTGTATTCAAATCGATATTTCCCTTTAGGTAAATCTGAGATAGTTTTCTCCCATTGAGTTTCATTTATCGCAGTGATTGCTTGTGGATATGAAGATGTCACATCGTCATACACTAAAGTTGATTCATTCCATTTTTTTATTACAAAAGCACCCGTGTAAGTTGGCCATGTTGTTGTCCCACTTCTCCAAATGTTCACTTTATTCGACAGAATGTCAACTTCTACGTATGTGCCCGCCGCATTCCAATAAGCGACTTTATTCGTATTCCACTCATTAACTTGTGTTCCATCAAACAAACCGGAGCCTGTTTGAACATCATAAAGATCACCTCCAATATGAGTATATTGTGCCTCTTGTTTCAAACCACTCACAATAGGTTTTGCTGTACCAGCCATTTTTCCACCACCCTATTTCTAGATGAAAAGCATATTGTTTCAAGAAATAACAATTTTGTCGATTTTCTTAAAATTCCCCATATTAATTGCGCATTTCAGGAGCGTACCGCTCTCTACCCATGTTGCGTCTTCAGTCATCTGATAAGTATAATTTGTCTTCAGATTCATCGCCCCGTCAAAAATGACATATTCCGATTCGTCAAAATCAGCTGCGTCAGAATTATCAAATCCAACTTCTGTTTTTACAACGTTTTGTATACCGCCTTGAAATATTAATACTTCAAGCGGTGCACGCAAAAACGTGGATGTTGGCTCAATCGTAATATCATAAACGCGCGGGGCTGTTGAGCTGGCCACTACGCCAAGCCGTGTGATTTGCTGATAGATCTGCGCGCCGCCACCCCCTCCGCCGCTTCCGATCATTTCATATTCAAGCCCATCAAAATGGTAAATAGATGGCCTATTTTCATTTGTTTCGTCTATTTTCACAAGGTAGAGTGCATCTTCCTGCCCGGTCAACGGCAAAGAGGCGCGATTCGGTACGGTAATCACGCTGTTAATACCGGGCAGATCAATGTTTAATTGTGCTTTTGTCATATCCTCGCCCCTTAATCGTGTTCAAGATGGATGCTGAAGAATACCGAATCAATATTTGTGATGGCAGTGTTTTGCTGAATTCGAACCCAGAAGGGAACTGTCTGTACCCCATCTATTGTCGGGATGTTTAATATATCTGCATAGGTACCCGGAACGCCCGCATTATCCGGCGCTATGTCGGCCCATTCGGAGCCGAATTGACCTAGATATTGTTCAACCTTCATCACGATGTTCGTAACCGGTGAAGCTGTCGGATTATACAATTCCAGTTTCGCTTCCAGCACGCCTCCTTGTATACGGCCGAGTTCATTCGGGTCAGATTCTGACAGCGACACACCATTTTTACGTATTTCGAGGAATGTCCCGTAATAATAAACATCCCCGCCGACAAAATCTGCAGTCTGCTCGCCGATTAAAACGCCCTGATCGTCGTATAGTCGTAACGTGCCATTCATGATCAAATGAGGCAATGCTAATTCTACAGTGCCGGAAGTTCCCGCTAATGCGCTTAAAACGACTGTGCCGCTTGTCAGTTCAATACTATGTCCGCTCAAAAGGTTCTTTACCTGCAGACAGTCGTTCTTTGTCGCAATAAACCGATCCGCATAAAACGGAACATACCCGGATGAATTTCCTTTTTTAAGCACAAAGCCGATTTTTAAAAAGTTGTACTTTACCGTATCGATGAACTCAAATACGCCGCCACGCTCCATGTAAAAATCATAGGCATCCCCGTTTCGGACGACTTTTATATTGTCGAGAGGAGTTAAAGCAGCATCCGCCATTTCCAGTAGCTCTACTTTGCGGTTTGCCGCGTTAAATAAAGTTAATCCCCCTTGATCTCCTTCTACAGTCGGCGTATAATTGACGGTTGCTTCAAATGCATTCGCATCGGCCGGAACATCTCGTAAAACTGTTACATCGCGTATAGTCGAATGCAAAAGTTTAAGAGATCCATTTTCAATCGTCGTGTTGGCTGGATCGGTGCTGCTCCAATCCGGACCAAGACTATTAAAGTTCTCGTCAATTACCAAGCCGCTTGAATATCGATATAAGCGCATCGTATCCCTCCTATCTTGTTTTCTTCGTAAACCATTTACTGTACCAATTAGCCCGTGCGGGGATCAGCCATATTTTTTTCTTTCTTGTTGGATCTCTCATTCCATCGAGGTCTGATAGTTCACCTTCGATTGGCGGCCCGATCAAAAATTCCGCTTCAGTTAAATGGATGGCTTCCGTTTCGATCATTGGATTCGCAGCTAATTGGTCAAAATTTATCAAGTCCGCTGAAAATAATAGTTTCGATTCAAATGCTTCAGTATCCATCAAAACCGCGCTATCAACTGGATGGCTTTCAAACTGGTCAAGATCATTAAAAATTGTTTCGGCAAAAGAGCTGGATGTTAATTTGTCTTCTTCGCTCATATTCGCTTCAAAAATCATATTTGATAAGAGGACATCGTTCTCGCTTAAATGCAAATCAAAAACGGTACCTGCGTTCAGCTGCGCCGGCTCATCCAGTACGGCAGCAATTGAATTAACAGAGGTTAAATCGCTCGGTAAATTGATTTCAGAATCAAATTCCGTCACATCCAGTAGAAAATCTGACGTGTTTTCATCAGCTTCAAGCATAGTTCCATCTTCGAAAGCGTCATGCCTATATATGGATGACTCTATTTCCTGATCATTTGAAAAATCATCCTGGCCAGAAAGATATGTTTCGAGTATTTTTTGAGAAGAAGATGACACATCATTGTCTGTGACAATCAATTCAAGCTGCTTATTTCCCGCCGAAGCCTCAATACTTTCAATCTGCTCGTCATTTACTTCTGATGCAATGTATCCTGTTGCTTCGAAACCTATGTCTGTGGCAAAATATTCTTTTTCGTTAATTGATGTATCCTTATCAACAAAAGAAGCGCTTAATGTGTACTTATCCGCGCTGAAAGCATCAAGAATACTTTCTTCAGCTGGTAGTGCGTATAAGTTAAGACCGTCCAAAATTGTTTCATCAATAGTTATCGTCTGTATTTTGACTGATGCATGATCAAAGTTAGGTAACGTTACTGCCTCTTCAACAATTCGTTTTGATATGTCAGCAAGTGAAACAATATCAACCTCACCCAACCCGTTTTCCGTAAAAGAATCACTATTCGGTACATCTGCATCGATAATGAAAGTTTCTTTTAAAACTGCATCTTTTTCGGGTATGGCAGCATCAATTTGCTTTGGAATCCCTATCCCCTCATCCATTTCGGGCCCATATGTTTCATAAATGAACAATCGGTTTTTAAGCTGATTGGATGCCTTTTCCTGAACAATCATAACATGCGCTTCATTTGTTCCTGAGTCATTGCTGATTTCTGTTGATTCAATTGTTTCTGGAAGAACCGTAATGCTTGCCCTATCCGTTATTTCTGCATCTTTTCTTTGGTCAATCGAGAAAGATTCGTTCTCTCTTAATTCTCCCGAAATAGTACTATCTGCACTTAAATCGGCACCTTTACTCAGCTCTACAGAAAGATCAGGAAAAATTTTTATGAAGTGATTGTATTCAGCGTGAGCCGCCTCTTCTTCAGCTGTAGGCAATAATGCATCTTTTTGTGCGCCATCAACCTTCAGTATTGTCGCATCGGTTAAATCACTTGTCTGTGCCCATTCCACGTGAATGACGGTTGATATTCTAGCAAACTCAATCGGCACTAAAACGACTGGAATAACCTCGTCAATAATGACTTCAAACGGATACAAAGTTTCCTTGCCGAAAGCATAAACCGGATAGGCCGAAAATACATATTGTTTGGTATTGCGTGCTACATAAAACGGATACGATTGTATGATCCGTCGCGGTACCGTCGCCGCGAAATGATAAGTACGCCCATCTTTAACCGGCAATGTGGCAAATACATCATATTTACCGCTATTGACTTGATAGGCCGCCGAAAATGGATACCGGCGCTCATTAAGCGTCACCCGGAAACTATAGACGTACTTATTCATTCTTAATCACCTCACAGGCTCTCTTTAAATACACCCCATCCGATTGGCGCATACGGCGACGCCTCTTCCCTGCGCATGGGCGTTACCGGCGTCATTGCCAAGTTATATTGATAAAGTTCTTTGACTGTATATGAGGCAGTGACCTCTATTCCCGCAGCTGGCGCTATTGCAAATTCCACTGCTTTATATGCAGGATCATACGTAAAACCTGTCTGTTCGACGCAATCGAAGTAAATCATCGGGTTTAATTCCTGGCATTGATGGAATAAATGAAACATTTTCGTTTCCCCATCTCCGACACCGATCACTTGATGCACGACAGTTTTTGTTACTTCGAGCTCATCCCCTTGTTCAAGCCCCTTGGGATGGACAGCGTAAATACCATCCAGGACACCGATTTCTTTATCGAAAGGATGGACAATCGACATGAATGATTGATGATACTTGTCCGTGTAAATAGATGGACCATTTCCGACTTCCGGTTTCTCAATTTCTCTTGAATGTGTGATGAAAGAGAGATAATGCTTTTGATAATAAGCGCCGCCTACGGCCTGATGTAAATTGACAAAATCATTTCCATTCGTTGTATCAGGACCATAATCAACCGATGTTCCCCCGAGCATTTTTTCAGCAAACCATGTGCCAGTTACACCTGCTCTCGATCCTCCGATCAAAACAGTATTTTGACGTGGTTTTTTACCGCTGTTATTAACACGGCCGAGATAAAAAGGAACAACCCATACATTGTCCGGATCTGATGTCGCATCTGCTCTCATAAAGATAGCAATACGGTCTTTATTAATCGATCCCCATATACTCATGAGTGAATCACGCCCGAAGGATAAATTGAAGTTTTCCTCATTCGTGAATGTAAACACTGTCGGGATGGACGGTCGTAAATATGTTGCCGCCGCAAAAGCAAGATTGCCCATCCCGTCTGCAGTATCCGGCAGACCAGCTACTGATACGTCGATGTCGCCATAATCATAGCCTTCAACCGGCGTTTTGGAATACGCATAATCTGCCGTAATCGCACCAGATGCCGGCGCCGTATAAAAGGTTACGGTTCCTGCCGTATTATCAACAACATAAGACAGGTCATCCGCCGCTACCCCGTCGATATATACCGTGACCGAACCTGGTTTAATACCTGTTTGTCCGATGTTAAAAATAGTCGTCGTACCGTCACCTGTCCCTATGCTGATACCTGTTTCTGTTAAATCGAATGAAACAGAGTCAAACAAAAAGACACCCATTGCATTTGTCGGCTCAAAAGCCTTCGATGACAAATGATAGGATGCCTTGATAAGTCCGTTTGGTGCAACGGAAAAAGTAATCGTCCGCCCTTTTGGATCAATCGTGTAATCTGTATTAGCGACCGGTGTATCATTTACCGTGACCACTTCTGAGCCCGGCAATATATATTCGGCTGGAAATTCGAAAGCGGTCTGTGTACCATTTCCAATCCCGATAATTGCCAGCTTCGACGTATCCGAAATAAAACGATTATCCGGAAAGGTCGGTACGGCTAAGTCATAAGCATTGATAAGCCCGAATTGCCTCTTAACTTTATCGGAACCGGTCGCACGAAACAATCTTACTTCCGCACTTTTCTGACCATCTTTTGCCCGATATTTGGCGAATTCTTCCCACCCTCCGCTTTCAAAAATAGTCTTTAGTGTTGCCGGAAATCGCTGCAGTATCATCTGTTCATTAATCCACATACTTATACCCCCTCTCTTTCAAAAATGCCGAATCCCATTGGTCTGTATGGAACCGATGGCCGTTTTGTTAACGGAGAAACAGCATCGACAACAATATATTTATAGTATTCAAACACGTCCGGGCAGGCGGCTTTTTTCAGTTTCAGCCTTACGCCATTTCGTGGTCCCACGGAAGAAGCAACGATCATGTGTTTTAAATAGCCACGCTCTCTTTCTTCCGGATGCACAACCCATGCACGGCTGACAGTTGCCTTATTTGTGTATGAGCTCGTAGCAGGATACGTATATTCGTCATTCGCTTCATTCCTCCATGCAGAAGGAAACTGGCGACCTGCATCATCTTTACGGTCCGGCGGCATTTGCTCCGGTCCTGTACTGACGGACAAAGAGTATGCTTGATAATAGGCACCGAGTTTTGAGCGCTTGACGATAATGTTATCAATGCCGTTTCCCGGATTCTGCGGATACTGCTTTTCAGTAGGCAATAAAATAGCTGTATCCGCTATGAACGGCGTCGTCGAATCATATTGATAGGTCGGCAACCCGACTGCGCTCCCGGCAAAAAGCGATGCATGGTCTGTATCAGCAGGATCAAGAGGCACTAACGGACCGAAATAAACAGGAATCATCGGCACTTGATTGTCATCGTATGCAGCAGTGTTGTCTGCTCGAATTAGCAGAGATAATACTTCACCATCAATAAACCCTTCAACTTTTAATTTTGAGTCCGGCCACCAGTTCGTCATCCATCCATTATCTGATGTTCCAATATTTCGTGTTGAAACAGGCGTCATCGGCGACTGCATGATCAAGTGCTGCACGTCCGTCCGGATGATTTCGTAGCTGGTTCCCCCTTCGATTAATTTAGGTTCATACCCTAGCAGTTCAATATCCAGTACATCACGAATGGAAGCTGCAGACGTCGGGAATACGACTTCGTTGCTTACTGGTATGGTCGGCGCTGAATTAAGCATGTAAAAATAGATTTTTGATGTATCAACCAACTGCTCATTCCATTGATCATGCATCCAAGCGTGCAAGCTTTCTCTTAATACTGAATCTGTTCCGAGCTGTTCCTGATTCGGAAGTTCGCCGGTTTTAAATTCTGCCGGTATATCTCCCCACGTCAATTCTGGTTCACAGATGCGCGCAATCGCGTAAATGTCACCACGGCTATTTTTAAGTAGTGCATGATCGGCAATCTTTAATTCTAACGGGAGAGTCGATGGTTCAGGTATAGAATTTGTTCCGTAAAAAATATCAGTAAAAACATAAGTCACTTTTTTAAAGCGAGCGACTTCCAACCATCCATTCGCAACAGCTAAAGCGACGAAATCCGTCTGTAATGTCTGTTCCGTAAACATTGAGCTTATATATGGCATGTGTTCCCCTCCTTAATCCGTTAAAAATTGGTAGTTTACATATACATTTTTCGCTCGTCCTGATTCGTTTTTATATCGTAATTCGATAATGTCGGCAGGTACTAACTGATGTGCGACCATAAAAAAAAGCCCTTCTGGGAGCTCTTTTGTGTAAATGGATTCGACGATTAGCTGATTGTTTATCGCCAAATCCCAGTTATCCGGATCATCGTACCGTGAGCAAGCGATGGCGATACTGATTAACTCTGATTCACGGTCGATTGTGTGTTGGTGAATAGCGACCGTGGAACCTGCCAAGGCTTCTACACGGATGCCTTTGAAAAAAGGTTGTGATTTTGTCGGGTAAAAGGGCGCATCCAGTCTGCCGCCGCCAAGATAGGCAACATTAAACTGTGACATAACATCATTCCTTTATAAAATATTGTCAATGTTTTCGTTCACCGCCGGCGGTCCAGATGCTTCATGAATGATTTCGTAATTGTAACGGACGAGCTCGGTAAAATTTGGAGTCCATTCGAGCGACCATTTTTCCACTTTGCCGTTGATTCGATTAAGCACAATAAACACATGTAAAATCCCTTTTTCATTATAAAACAGCTCATATGTGAAGACATCCTCGCCTTCCACTTCAACAAGAAAGTTTCCTTTCCGTATGAGCTGTCCGCCTTCTTTTATATTTTCTAGTTGAATAGTTGAAGTTTTTTCACCAACGCTGTTTGAAATGCGCCGGCGCAGCCGCTTCATCATATATAGGACAGGCTCGTATAAATTGCGGTTGATTACGCCTTTACTCATGTTTGAATCCCCCTCACAACCCACGTAATGCGCGGCCGTACCCGATAATAACCGGTTTGCTCATCCACGTTCGTCCGGTCAAAATTAAGTGGGATCGTCGATGATTGAACACCAGCCGCATCAACAAGGACGAGGCTTGCATTCAGTCCGTTTTGTGTTCCGGCGGATATGCCTTCAATGATAAAGACGTTTTCTCCTGGGACGAGATCAAAGAAATAAGGCCGGCCTGTTGCAATCAGCTTCGCAAATGAGATAACAGGGTTTCCGTTAAGCCATACCGTTATGCGGTCGCCGTCCTCTAAGCCGGTATCCCTCAGCGTGATATATCCACGCCCAACAGCGGCATCAATTGTCGGTATATCACTGCCGTTCGGACTTTGCGGCGGCTGGTTAAAGCCGATATTGGAAAACATCTCAAGTGTCTGCGTGAATCCCTGCTCGTTAAATGTCGTCCGGATACCGCGGACATGATACGTCTGTGTTGCCGTTGAAATCTTTTCTCGGACGCTTATATTGTCCCATAATTCAATCGCTGGATTAGCTGGTATCGTCAATGAAACCCGGCGCCATCGCTGTAGCATTTGTGTAAACTGCGATTTTGCGACAAGCCGTCGGCGGGACGGGGAATTTGCCCACGGGATGTCAAACTCCAATGTGCGCCGCTGATAATCCAGCAAGTCCTGTTCGATATAAGCGGAAGTAAATGCGTTGACCGCATCACCGCATTTGACGTATATCCGGCCGGCCAGACCTATATCTCCAAATTCGTATTCAAGGCTTATGATATCTTTATAATCATCCACCATAACGTCAGCGGGTTCATCGCGGGTATACTCCGGGATTTCATGAAAATGAATGTTTCCGTGCTGATCTTCCGTTAAGGTCCATGCCACGGAATCAGCGATTTCTCTTACAACCGCATCATAGCTTTCGCCGCGTTTTCCGTGCGGGACGACCGCATAATATAGTTCGCCAGTGAACGGCACTTTGACCAAATCGCCTGTACAGGTTAATCCGGCATCAGTAAGCACTGCTTGCACAACATCACGCATATTTAAATTAGGATCTGTCGTAATGTACTCCTTGCCTGGATCCGGAACAATGTCATTCGAAATAGCCCTTTTGTATTTTGAGCGGCCATTGATTGCGATTGTCTGCGACTCAGCATCAATGCGGATGTCATCGATGTAACCAGTGAGCACCTTAACCACATGCCCATCATAGCCCCAGTGAATCTGAATTTCCGTGTTTGGATAAATCTGCCGGAACCAGCTGCTGTCACCGGAGCCGCGCCATTGAAAACCCGCCGGCCGTTTTGTTTTCGCGTAATCCGGCGAGAATAATCCGTCCTTATTTTCAATTGTGATCGTAAACGACTTCGCGGCCGTATCCACCGTTTCGTCAATGTCGATACTCAAGACATTCGGCAGGCGGGCCCATTCAATTTCAAACTGACTGTTTATCTGATCTTTGCCAAAGAAACGATTCCGCACCATTACATATTGCTCCGGCCTGCTTTGTATCGCATTCTGTGCGGCTGCTCTTAATTCATCACTAACCGTTCTCATGATCCTAACACCCCGACACCAGCACGCTCTGAGCTATGCATTTTGCATTTAACAATGTAAAGCGGTCCCTTTCGCTGTGAATCACTGTCCTGTGGAATCAGCAGCCCGCCAAAAACGCCGACAGAATATTTAAGAATACAGAAATTATCAACTTCAGCTATGAATGTGTTGTAATCTGCTGCGTTTGTAAATACAAGCTCGAAATCAATCTGTGAGCCGACTGGTCCCGTCCGCTGATAGCGCGTATAACCGTCCAATATAGAAAAGTTTGTAATTTGCTGAAGCGGTTTTGGTGGTGTGATGCCTCCAATACCAGCAATATAACTCTGCTCAATAAATCGTGTTAACACAATGTTGCGTATTTTGGCATAATCACCCGCCTGGTAAGCGGAATCTGTGCGGAATATGATCATATTCTCACCTGCACCTACAAACATATAATGCCGTGTCCATGTATACGATGCGCGAGCTCGGTACCGCTCAATGCCGTTTACCTCAACGATGAAGTGCCCCATGCCAAGTTCACCAGAACTGCTAAATGCGACATTCGTTAAAAAATCAAAAGACACCCAGCCTGGTTCGCTGAATGTCTGTGTAAGGACGTATGATTGATTCGGACCGGTACCGACCACAGTCTCCGCAGTATCACTGTAAAAATTCGTGCCTCGTCTATATAACTTTGCCATTTAATCACCTCATTCCATCTGCACTGCCCGTCTAAAGAAAACGTTCGTCGCTTGGTTTTGCAGTTCTTGTTTTAAATTTTCAAGCTCCTGTAATGTTGGCAGGTTTTGTACTTGTAAAATCAGCTGTTCAATCGTCATGCCACCATTTCCGCTGCTTTCTTGATTCGACTGTCTGTAAACCGGGTTAAAAGATGGATCAACCGGAATATTACCGGCAATCGCTTGTGCAAAATCCGTGTCCGGCTCCGGAATGTTCCATTTGAAATCTGCTTCCGCATTCGTCAGGTCTACCATATCGCTCATGGCCTGTTCGACAGCCGGCGCTCCATCGTCAATTCCTTCAGCAGCACCAACTGGCACCCATTTCGAGAGTGACTTCATGATCTTAGATGGGGAAGCGATGCCGAATTTCTTCTTGAATGAGCTGATCGCGCCATCGACAATGTCACCCATTGCTTTTTTAACCAGCTTGGCTCCTGATTTTATACCGCGGACAATCCCGCCGATGACATCCGAACCAAGCTGTTTGGCAACATTAATAAATTTCTTGGCTGCATTTAGCGCTGTTTTAAAGGCGTTGACAATGCCGGATATAATGGCCCTGCCCACGGCTTTTGCCGCTGAAATGATGCGGTTAAAGACACTGACAATGAAATTGCGCATGACCGTTAGTACCTGCACCACACCGTTTTTCAAAGCGGTGAAGGCTTGGACAACCGTATTTTTAATTCGGGCGGCAATGGTCCGCAAGAAATTAAAAATGACAGTCCAAATCATCTTGAGCCAGTTCCACAAAATGGTGATGATGTTAACGACCGCATTTTTCAACGCCAAAAAAGCAGACCGGATAGCGAAAAGGATTTTCCGTGCGGTTGCTGCTAAGTAATTAAATATTGAAGTCCATACAGATCGTAAAAATGAAGCGAGTGCTTGAGTGAGTGCCTTCAGTCGATTCCAGGAAGCGGCGACAAAACTGATCAAAGCATTTAAGGCTGTTGAGGCGGCGTTTCGCATCGTATTGAATAAACTGCTGAAAATGCCGGCTACAGCACCAATCAATGATCGAATGCCATTTATTAAACCCTGGATAATCCAGACGCCGAACTGGTGAAACAGCTTAGACGGGGAAGCGATGCCAAGGAATGATTTGAACGCCTCTATCCCTTTTCGAATTCCGTCTAAAAGCCATGTTTTGAAATTACTCAAACCAGAAAGCCCATTCTTCAGTCCAGCCACTATGTCTTTTCCAAAGAAGGTAAATAGTAAAGAGAACGCTGTGATGGCTAAACCGGCTGGTGTTAGTAGCCGCGGAATCATCAAAGCAAACCTAACGATCGCTGGTCCGATTCGGCCGAACAAACCAGGTATTCCCTTTAAAAATCCGAATGCTTTAGAAAAAGCGCCGGCCACTTTTCCGATCATCCCAATGAAACCACCAAACAGTCCAGCTATTCCACTGAAGGCACTAATAAACGCTCCCAGCCCCATCATGACAAAGCCAAGCACTGTCCCAAGACCAGCCAAAATACCAATGACAGCTGTGATGATTACAATATTTTTCTTAACTGCGTCTGGTAAGGCAGTGAATTTATTCGTTAAATCTGTAAGCCACTTAGCTGCCTTCTGAACATAAGGAACGAGTTGATCACCGTAAGTAATAAGAAAAGAATCAAATGCACCTGATAAATTTTCAAGCGCACCACCGATGCCTGCTTTCATTTCGTCCGCTGCTTTTTTTGATGCGCCACCGCTTTTTTCAAGGGAAGCGGTCATCTTATCAATCTTTTCTGGCCCAGCATCCATAAGCGATAGCATACCAGACACCGCTTCGGTACCAACTAAGGATGAAAGAGTTGCTGCTTTTTGTGCATCGGTCATCCCATCCATCGAAGAAGAAATATTTTCAATCAGTTGAGAAATCCCGACGAAGTTTCCTGAAGCATCCGTAATTGCAATACCCATTGAATCCATCATTTTAGCGTTTTCTTTTGATGGGTCTAATAAAGCAAGCAACGCGGCACGTAACGTTGTACCCGCCTGCTCGCCTTTCATACCTGCATTTGTCATTAAACCAACTGCCGCTGATGTTTCTTCAAGTGAAACACCCAATGCGGCAGCTGGGGGACCCGCATATTTCAACGCATACTGCATATCCGTAATACCTGCAGCTGTAGAGTTAGCAGTTTGCGCAAGTATATCGGCAACCTTATTCGCGTCGCTAGCTTTTAACCCGAAAATGTTTAAAGCGGATGCAACAGTGTCAGCCGCAATGGCTAAATCTTCACCAGATGCTTCAGCGGCAGAAATGACTCCTGGCATTGCAGAAATAACTTGTGTAGCAGTAAAGCCTTTAGCTGCCATTTCAGTCATCGCATTGGCGACTTCACTAGCGGATAAGGATGTTGTAGCACCTAAATTAAGTGCTGATTCACGCATCTTATCCAACTCTTCTGCTGAAGCATTGGCTATTGCTCCAGCTTTTCGCATAGCGGTATCAAAGTCGGCCGATTTTTTCACCGCTACTATTAAGGCACCGCCGATTGCCGCAGCTGCAGGTCCCATTCCATCACGCATGTTTTGCCCGGTCTGATTGATAGAGTCTCCGGTCTGCTGCATACGCTCCTGAACGCTTTTTGCTTTCTGTTCGACTTTATCGAGAGCTGCAACAATTCGACTTGCTCCTGTTTCAGCGCCCTTGCTGTCGATCGTCACTTTCGCTTTAACATCTTTTGCGGCGGATTCAACCTTTTTAATCTGCGAAATTACGTCATTCAGTTCCGCTTCAGCGTTGCCAACATCCAGACCAAGCCGCATATCTTTTTCAATCTGTTTGGCAAGATCCTTTGCTTGTTGCTCCAGCTTTTCTGTTTCTTTTAAAGCCTTCTTTACATCGATATCAACGACTTTTCCATCAAGCGATTTTAATTCCACACCGGTTTCTACTGCCGCTTTTTCGACTTTCTCCAGCTCTTTCAAGACGTCTTTGGCATCCATATCGACAGACAGATCAATATCTTTCAGGTGATCAGAGAGCTTATCAAATGCCCGCTCCATTTCTTTCGCGGTATCCTGACCAGCTTTTTCAACCTTCTCAAATTCCTTCATGACCGAGCCGGTGTCGACGCCGATCTTACCAAATAAATCAAACAGTTCTTGCATTTTTCTTCACCTCCTCCGCCATCGCGGCGAGGATGCTGTCTGCTGTTTTGTACGCTTCTTCTGCCGTAACGACTTGTCGCTTGTCGCCGAGTCCGAGTGTGTTCAGGAAGGAAGAGAAGTCCATGCCTTTTTGCGTTTTGGTCCGGTACGTAATCCATGCATTAAATGCCTGCTCTTTATACCGTTCCTGCTGCTCATCATGTCTATACTCTGTAATATCCTTAAAAAGCTGCATCACACGGGCAAGTGGAAGCTGATAAAGCACGTAATCATCTGTCCAACCGTATCGCGCTTGAATGCGGTCAATCGCCCGGCGTAAGACTCTTTCGTTTAGCTGTGCGTTACCGGCACTGTCATCGCTGCTGTGCTGTCCACTCCCGCGGCCTGCGGCATCACTTTGATTAGACCCGCGACCGCTTTGGTAAAAGCCTTTAAATCCGGATGTTCAAGAACTCCTTTAATAATTTCAACAAGCGCAACAGGCGGCATTGATTCGACTGTTTCTTTTTCTGTACCGAGCACTTTAGCGAAAAACGAAAACAGTTCTCCTTGTGCATCTTGAAGATTCAAAAATAGAGCAAGAGCGGCACCGATCATGGCGTCGTTGTCGCCGTCTTTTTTGTTTTGAGTGAAAGAAGAAAAAGCTGAGATAGAGCGAGCGAGGCCCACCTTTTTAATCACACCCAGGAACGTAAACGCATCTACGGTTGTGAGCCGCTTCATTGTGTATTCTTTTCCGTCAATCGTGATAACAGGTGTTTTTGCAATAATTGATTCCATCAAAAATTCCTCCTTGAATTAAATAAAAGGAGCCTCATTGGCCCCTTGAAATTAGACTGTATATGTGAACGAAACAACTGAAGATGAATCCGGTGCAACATAAGCAATTGCGTTGATCGTTGTGGTTGCATTGATCGTGATTGGACCGCTGTAGAGCGTGCCTGTTGCCGGCGTCGGTGTAGATCCATCTGTCGTGTAATAAATCTGAGCACCAGCTGTAGCTGTTAATGTAACCGTGGTACCGGCTGTTACTGTTCCCGGTGCCGGTGAAGCGGCTGGCGGCGCAACCGGCGAGCCGCCTTTCGGATAAAGAATGTAAAACGGGATGAGCGTCGGATTATCTTCAGTGTAAAGCGCCTGAAATTCCGCATCTGTTGTAACATCTTCTTTTCCGTCACCAAGGGGCAACTCAAATCCACTGATAACCCGGGCGTTTTCCAGAACAAAAATAACCGGCAAGTCACTGCCGATTAAGTTTCCTACAACCGCCAAGTTATTCGTTTCAGGCGGTGCAATGCTTCCGTTGTGACGGATGATGTCATAATCCGTATTGTGGGATGCTTTTTCAAATGACGGAAGCATTGACAAATAATTTTCTGGTGTCATTTCAAGCATGGTCACACCGAGCTTAGCTGCAGCACTGACCAGCCATGCCGCTCCCTGCACCTCGCCGAGTGTTCCATCGATTTCGACTACATGGTATTCGGTATCAACCGAAACCGTGCAGCCACCTTTCGTTGCGCCTACACGCTCCCCGAATCCGTTTGCTAAATTAGCCAGGTCAAAATTTCGGTACATGGCGCCCGGTCCGATCATAAAGTTCTTCGTTGATCCAGGCTTTAACCCAGTCTGATATTTATAACCCATGCTTCATTCCTCCTTTAAAGTACGTCCTCACGACTGTGATGAACGATGATTTTTACATTGCGACCTGATATTGATGGATCTCCGCTTTCAATCGGATATTGTCCATTCATAAAAGCAGCTGCCGCATAAGGCATTAGCTTCTCCCTGTGCAACAGCTGGTCAATTCGATTCGATATTTGTTTAACACCGGCTGGATCATTTTCCGCAAACACGTCGAAGCTAAGCGACAAGCGGTTCCGGTGATCGCCGTCCGGGACATCTGATTCTGTCCGAATAACGATATAAGGCATCGGGGTGCCTTCCGGTGCAAAATCCTGCATGATAGAGGGATACTTGACACCGGTCATTTGATCTTCCAATTCGGACACCCAGCCGCGGACGGTCGGGTCACTCTCTAAAATCGATTGAATATTATCGACAACGGTCATCTTATCCCTCCCTCATGATTTTTTTAATTTCGTTCCGTTGCTGTTCGTACGTGACATAAAAATAAGGACGAGGCTGCATGTTGTAAGCTCGCCCCAAGCTGTCTTTGCCGGTGAAACCTAATTCCAAGCGACGTGCATATGGCACACCGCGGACGCCAACATACGCCTGTATATATTTTTTATCTCGATCAAACTCTACAGCAAAGCTATTCCGTAACTGCCCGAATAAAACGGCCGGCGCTTCTCCTTCTGCAGACGCACGATGCTTAGTTTGCTTGGTACCAGGCACTTTATATTCAAGCCCATGCCCTTCCTGACTGACCGATTCGATCAGTTCGCCGCGTAAATGAAACGCCGCTTTCGCCACATTCTTTTCAACCTTCGAACGAATAAATTGTTCCAGCTTTTTTGTATCCATCTTAAATTGAAAATCCGAGCGGCTCATGATGACACCTGCATATAAACAGCTGTGCCGGAATTGACAAATTCTACTGTTAAGTTGATTTCTTCAAGCGGTGTTTCGTAATGATGATCGAGAAAAGATGGATTACGTGGGCTGGAAACCGCTTCGTACAGCGTATGTCCACGGCTATGGTAAAAAACAAACCGATCATCCGCTTTAATATCATCGGGCAGGCTGTATAGCGTGAATGGCGATAAAAAGCGCTGTTGATTTTCTGTCAGCACCTCATCGCCGGTCTTGCTTGGCGTGTTCGTGGATAAACGGCATTTGATCTTCTTTAGAAAAACAAATTCCTCTTTCCATACCGAGCCTTCACGAAAACGCTTCTTGCGATAGATTTCAACCTCATGAATCAGCTGCCGTTTGAAAATGCGCTGGCTTTTCGTAAGATTCATACGAGCACCCGCCGGTACATATCCAACGTCGAACGGATGTCATCAGGAATAAATCCCCCTGGTACCGCTCCTTTTTGGTTAATGCTCCAGTCGCCGATTTTAATGGCGGATGCTTCACCGATAAATCCGTCAGCATCCACATAAAGTGTATCAATCAGTTGCAAGCAGGCCCGCTCAATGTCGTATGGCAACGTGTGGGGATTGTCAGCTGTTTCATCTTTCGGAAGGACGTAGCCCGCAGTATAAACGATTTCCCCGCTTCTGCAGGTATCAATCAAGCCGCTGACTTTATCGATATAGACATCATCCGGCAGCGGATCACCGTTAAAAGACAAGACATTGATAACCGGATAACCATCCAGCCCGAAATCTTGATGTGAAATACGCTGACTGTATTCACGAACAGAGAATGAGCGCCGGCAATGTGTTTCAATTATCGAACTGGCCTCATTTATCGCCCGCTCAATGCCGGTATCCTCAGTCAATCCAAGGAACCGCCGTGCCTCTTCAACTGTTGTTAATGCGTTTCGCGCGAGCATAAACTCACCTCATTAAAAAAGGCGCCGATTACTCAGCGTCCTCATCTATTTTCTTTTTCGGCGTGCGCCGGCGAGTAGGCTTTTCATCTGCTTCTTTATCCTCGTCCGGCTTCACCATTTTATTTTCATGCGCCGGCTTTGCTTTTGATTCTGCTTGATCCGCTTCTTCTGCCAATTCTGCTTTAATCCAAGCGGCTGCCACTTTTTCTTCCAAGTCGACAATATGCCCAGGCTGATGAACACCATTAGCACTTCCAACGCTTTTTAGCATCTTCACTTTTACCATAAAAAAAGCGCGGCACCCTTTAAAAGATGCCGCTTCCTCCCTTCGAATTAGACTGCTTTCACTTTCAATACACGGAACGCTTTCGGACGAACAACGCCGCCACCCACACGCGCTTTAGCCTTAAATCCAACAAGACCTTCTTCAGCGTAAAGCTCGTTGATGCGAGTAAGCGTTAAGCCTTGACAGTCAAGGATTTGATACCCCGCCTTGAAATCACCGAATACCGCAATATCTGCACCCGCTGCCATTGCGTCAAAGTCATCCTGCGTATAAACCGGACGGCCGAACAATGTATTTGGTGTGCCCGCTTGAGCAGATGGCTGCCATACGTAGTCACCGTTTCCGTTTTTCAGTGTACGAGCTGTCATTTCAAGCTCAGATGGCATTAAGAAAACGCCTGTGTTGCGGTACTGGGCTGGTGTCGCGTACATAAGACGAATCACATCGTCAAGTGTCACAGCGCCCACAGCGGCTGTTTCAGTACGCTGTACATCGGCATTAGTCAGGATACCTTCCGGTTGTAAAGTCGTGTGTCCTGTACCGCGCAAGAACGCATAAGCTTCTTTCTCCGCGCGAGCCCGACCAAATGAATCCGCAAGGTATGCTTGTAGGTTCAAGTCGGTATCATCCAGCTCATCTTCACCGATCTTCGTCAAGCCGTAGAGGTTTTCAACATACAAGTATGCTTCATCAGGTGTAAGTGTGGACTCAAAATTAGAAAGCGTTTGGGTTGTCGACGTTTCAAGCTTACCCCATCCCATTGTGACTTCGTTCATTGAGCGGCGGCGCACACGGTTTGATGTTGTGTTGCGTGTGCCTGCCAATTGGCGCATCACCACAAGTTTCGGTAATTCGCGGTAAATGGTTGTGTCGAGGTCCTCTGGTACAATAATTTCACCTGTCGCATCCTCAACAAGTGCCTTTTGTTCTTTCGTCAATCCCGTTTTACCTTCACGCAAGAAGGTAAAGAAAGCATTCTTCTTTTCAAGTGCCTTCTCATCCGGTGTCCCTTTACCTTCGCCGCCATCCGGCTGGAATCCGCGGTTTGCTTTCACTTCAATTTCGTCAAGACGAGTTTTTGCTTCGTCTAACGCTTTATTGATTTTTTCAAGCTCTGACTTTGTTTCTTGTGTAACCGCACCGAACTTCTTGATTTCATCGTCCTGTTTTTCAGCAGCTGCTTTCATCGCTTCAAAACCAGATTTGATTTGATCGGCCAGCGATTTTGACTCATCTCCAGCACCAAAAAACTGAATGTCCAACTTCAACGGAAACTTCGGCTTCGTGATGCTTTCCAATTTATACTGTTCCATTCTCTTTCCTCCAGTGTATGTGTTTTATTTTTTTGCGGCTTTCTCATTTCACAAGTGCCGGAGCGGCTTGGTACTTTGCAGAAAGTGCATGAAAAAAGCCCCTCAAATGAGCGACTTAAAGTGTATATCCGATAATGCGAATGCCTTTCGCATGTTTGTGATTCAAGTTTTCGTCATAGGTTGCTTTGTAATATTCGAGCTTCTTAGGCAAATTAGCCGGCGGATTCGTAATTAATTCGGGCTGTTCAAATCCCGGCATTTCGATAAAGAGACCAAGACCGACACCTTTATCGATGCACTGATAGGTTACCCTCTCCAACTCATCAATTGTACTTAGTTGCGCGTTTTCATCACGCGGCGCCTCAGGCTGATCATTGTATTTAGCATCAAGCATCGCTTGCACATCTTGAATAAACTCGGCCTGCATGAAAGCTACAGATTCTGCACACATATCGGGCACCGGCATTTTTAATTCAACGCTGAACTCGACCATCTTATTTCGAATGTCGAGCGCATCTGTTTCGTAACCGGAAATATGAAAGTAATTCCTGTTTTTAATCTTCATGCTCATCGCTCACTTCCGCAAATGCCTTCATTTCTTCAATCATCGAAAGAATATCCTTCTGCTCATCGTCAGTGAAGTCTTTTCCTTTACCGTTATCATCGGGTTCATCCGGGTCCACAGCAGCAAGTAATTCTTCGAGCGGTTCGATCAAGGATTTCACAGCGTCAAGCACTCCTCGAACCAAGTTCTCATTTTGCTTCGACAGCACACGGCCCGCTTTTTGTTCCGGCGCATTTTTGGCGTTTGTGATTACCGCATTGTCGTTTGCCGGAAAAGTTACTGCGCTAATTTCGAACAAACGTATTTCTGTTAAAATACGGATATTATTCTCATTATCGTATTCTGACTTAACAGTGCGATAACCGATGGAAACGCGGTCAATCACTTTATCTTTCATCAACTGCATCGCTTCTTGCCCTTTTGTCGTGCTGCTAATCTTTGCTTTGAAATACAAGCCGATGTCATCTTCTCGCACCTCAACGACTTTACCAATCGGATGGTTCCAGTCATGCTGCCACAAAAACTTGATACGATCGCCGCTTTCCTGAATCGTTTTCGTAAATGCGCCTTTTTTGATGACATCACCGTATGCATCTGGATCGCCACCGAATGTGCTGGCATAACCTTCAATGATATTCGTTTCATCGTCCACCGCTTTGATCTCAAATGTCAGCGCCTTTTGTTCAATATCAATTGGAGCGGCGGCTGATTTTGTTTCAATAAATGCTTTCAATATTTTCACCCCTTCTTAAATCACATCATGCCTTTCAGCACAGCGGCATTTAATTCGTTCTTTCGCCGGAAGGCTTGGATCTCCAGGATACATCGCTTCTGCACCGCCGATGTCGTATGGCTCGTCCATTGGTCGTGTCTGACCATTTGCGGTCTTATGCGAATCCCTTGAACGTTTGTCACCGACGGAAATCCACTTTTTTTCAAGGTCCAGCCCCGTTGCCTTTGCACCCATTCGGTTCCCATAATTTGCGGCTGATATGACCTCAGTCCGCGCAATGGTAAGCGCCCGGGCTTTTCCGAATTCTTCGCTGTAAAGCTCCTCAATCCGCTTCGCTGTCTGCTGAATGGTTTCACCGGCAGCTACACTGTCCCCGATTACCGCTTTTAGTCGCTCAATAGAAAAGGTTGATATGAGCACGACAGCTTCAGCGACCTGCTCGGAAATGTATTCATGCATAAACGCAAGAATCTCTGGAAACTCTTCTTCAAAAATAAATTTCTTTTCGTGGACCTTACCTTTTGCCTTGGCCTGTTCTGCAAGTCTGCTATAGTTCGCTTCGGCAAATGCTTCAGACGCGGCAAGCCAAGCTGCTGTAAGTGTCTTTTCCCACTCCCGCTTTTGCTGATTGACTGCCTTCTCAGCGCCGCTCTCACCGTCTTTATTAAACGCGGAAAGGACTACCTTCTGCTCAGCAATAAAACGCTTTTTCACGAGGTTTTCAGCCGATTTAATGTAACCGGTGCGGCGGCGCTCAATTTCAGCAACGTAACGGGCATCTGACGCTTTCTGTTCAATATCAGCAGCAGCCTTTGTAAAAATGGCGCTAGCCCGCTTCATGGGATCTTCTTCGGCCGCTGGATCATCAGCCGGCTCTTCAATCACAGGAGCTTCCGGTGCATCTTCTCCTTCTGGATAAACACCAACCGGAACGTAACGTACATTGCCGCCATCAATTGCTTCATAGCCAATCGCCTCCCGTATTTCATTGACTGTCAGAATGTCTTTCATTCCTCCAAGCCGCGTCCATTTTGTATCTGAGATTTCCTGCAATGCTTCGATACGGTCAATGTCATAACTGATCACAAGGTTATCCCCGAACAGCGGTGCAAGCTTGTGATTCCAGCCGCTAATAAGTTTTTCCAGTGTTGGGAGAACCGTTTCCATATAGAAAGCGGTCCGTGCTTCCTGGTAGTTTGAATACGTCGAATTATCCTGTATTCCGACAATCTGCGGCGGCACTCCGAACACAGCACATATTTCTTCACGCGTCATTTTGCGAGAATTGATAAAGTCCATGTCTTTCGGTGACAGACCTAGTTGTTGCCACTCAAGCCCGCCTTCAAGCAAATGCGCTTTTCCGGCATTCTGCTTCCCGCCGAACATTTTACGAATCATCATCTTCAACCGGTTGTATTGCGGCTCAGATAAAGAGCTTGCCGTTTTTAAAAACCCGCTGGGTGCTGCATGATTCTGCGTTAATGACGTATTCCATTCAGCGGTTGCATTATCCATGTCAATGGTCTGCCGCGCTACTTGAATCGGGCCCATGCCGTAAAAATCATCAAGCGGTGCAAAAAACTTGCTGTGAACAATTTTTTCATACGGAATATCCGTCTCTTTACCACTAACCGAATAGCGGAACGCACGAATGTAGTCGCCGCCAGGCACGATTGTCACGCGATCCGGACGCCATGACCATAACTCTGTCGGCGCGCCACGGTTCGGCCCGTTCATCTCCATGTAGGCATTCCCCGACAACAACAAAAAAGCAATCAGCTTCTCACGGAAGTCGATTGCAGATTCATGGTTATTCGGTTTATTCAGCAATTCCAGAAGCGGGTGCTGTTCAATTTCAACAAGTTCCTTGCCTTTTTTCTGATACAGCAGAATCGGAATCGATGCAGCTGAACGCGCTGTTGCCATCACACATCGGTACACCCATACATTCCGCTCGAATCCTTCTTTCGCCAGTTTGTCAAATCGCACCGGTGTTTGAGCAGGCTGCCCATTGTACAGCATCAAAATAGCATTCGAGACCATCGACGCTTTGTACTGCATGCCTAACAGCATATTCTTATTTATGTCCATCACCCCCTTTAATCGTCGAATGGATTGCGGATAACAGGTACTGCTTCTGTTTCGCGCGTAAAAATCCCATAACGCACAGCATCAAGTGCATGATCGTGTTGTTTAACCGGCTTGTCTTCACCGCGCTGTGCCGCTTTTTCGTCCCATACGTATGAAGCAAATTCTCGTAAGAGATTTTTACATGAGCGGTGCACAAAATGCCGCATTTCAGACAACGTGGAAGCAACCGTCCGGATTCCATCCACCACATCGTTATTTGCGGTCGTGACACTCAGCTTCCCATCCTGCTGAATAACCGCGATTAGTGAAGCGGCTGACGGGTCAATGATGACATCCGTTGTTTTATCCCCGCAGAATTCAAGCAGGTCCTTATAATACTGCTCATCCGTTTTCTGTCTTCCTTCTTTGCGGCCGTCGTAATAATATTCCTTCAAATCATAATAGGTCCGCTTGCCGCTTTCGTCGTAAGTAATGCCCTGTAGAATAAAAGCTGTAGGGTTTTTTGTTCCATAGTCAATCACGACTTGATAATCAACTATATTCTCGGGAGCATTATCGATGACATGGTCATCTTCGTTGAACATATCGTAAATTACACCTTCAGCAAGAACCCAAAGCCCAAGAATATATCGTTTATAAAAGACGCCCGTGTACATCCGGTAATAACGCTGCTTTGTTTCTTCATCAAGAGAGAGATTGTCGTCCATAACAAAGTGGATATGGAGCAGATTCTTTTCTTGCTTCTGATCCAGCCACTTTTCTTTGAACCAGTGATACGGGCCAGCCGGATTACAGTTAAACCAAAACTTCGCTCCTTTGACAGAGCATCTGGCAGTTGCCTGAGAAACAAATGATTCCGGCATTAAAGCGGCCTCGTCAAAGAACATGCCAGCTAATGTGATCCCTTGGATAAGATCCTGTGAAGATTCATCTTTCCCGCCGAACACATAAAAATAATTGGTACGCCCTTTAAACGTGATCGTGAGCATGTTTTCCGAACGGTGGTCCTTCACTCTGTAGCCGCGTGACTTTAACATTCGTTTCAGCGGTCGGATAACATTTCGTCTAAAGGAGCCAATTGTTTTTCCGGCCATTCCGAAGTTTTCATCATCAAACCGATCCATTGCCCACATCACGTAAGAAAGTGACATCACAACCGTTTTCCCTGCACGAACAGATCCATCGCAAATGATGCCGTCTTTGTCTTTGTGAGGGGACTTGTCTCGCCACCAGGTAAGCACCTTTTTTTGCTTCACAGAAAACGGTTGGAATTTGAATGGTGCGCGTTTTTTCTTTCGTTTCGGATCAGCTGGAATAAGGAAGTTCAAGTCTTTTTCAAGCTGTTCACTCTGCTTCTGTTTCATCGTCCTCATCAGCCCACACCTCTTCCGTCACGCTATCCAAAGCGGCTTCAAATCCATCATCCTCATAGTCTTCTGTCTCGTCATCACCGCGAATCTTTGCGATTTCCGCATGCTTTTTGGCGATTTCTGCTTTTGCTTTCTCCTTCTCCAGTTGCTTCAATTCATCATCAGAAAGAAGGTTCGTGTATTTCGCGAGCATATCTAGCGCCTTCATTTTATCGGCTAGCTTAACGGACACCCCGTCTTTTCCTTTTTTTACTTCAGTGATAATTGTGCCGTCTACTTCGGCATCATCTTTTAAATTCACGAAACTGTACTTGTACATGACCGGATCACCATTTTCATCAAGCAGTGGTTCTCCTGTAACAATGCTGATGTCCGGCTGTTCTTTCTGGCCAAACTCAACAAAGTCAGTTATATCAGCAAAGGCGATGTCAATGTACTTTTGAAGCACATTTTTAGCATCTAATTTCAACTCATTGGTTTGCTCTAATTTCAATCGATCAATTTCTGAGGCAATCTTAGTATTTCTTAGTAAGCCATGACCGTTAACCATCGCTGTTGCATATGCACATTCGTATGCTTTCTGGTAAGCTTTTGTGGCATTAAAATACTTAATGTAATACAGGCAAAAAAGCCTTTGTTTATCGTTTAATTCATCCGATTCAACAAGGCTCTCCGTTTCGTTATTCGATTGTTTTTTATTTGGAGCACGCGCCTTTTTTGCAGGCTTTTTATTTGGAGTACTCCGTATTTTCTTTTGGAGTACTCCATTCAATTTATCGTTCCATTTATCTTTAGACTTCCATCCACTGATCGTTTTTTCCGGAACGCCTAATTGTTCAGCAAGCGCACGATTTGTTATTTCTCCGTTAAGTTGCTTCCAAAGTTGATAGGCTTCATCTCGTTTCGGATCTCGTTTTCTCGCCACGTCACATCACCACCAGCCTCCTTTATTTGTTTGTTTTGGAGCAAAGAAAAAAGCACCCCGAAAGATGCTTAAATTCTGCTATCGTTAGTACTCCTTCACTCTTACATAATCCACGTTAGTCATATTCGCTTGGATGAGCGCATCGTCTTTATCGACAAACGTGTACGCATCTCCATCTTTCAAGGACTTCAATGCAGTTTCGGGCGATTCGGCTTTTACTTCTTGAATAAGCTCTTTTCCTGATGAAAAAATAAATGTTAGTCTATATGTTTTCATTTTCCCCACCTCCCTTTCATTACCATTCAACAAAAGAAGGAGATTCCCTTCAAAATAAAAAGCACCGCTGTGGGTGCTTATATATAATAATCCTCATTTTTACGCCATTCGCCTTTGCCGTCATTAAACATTAATAGCTGCCGCTTAGCGTTGCTTAAAGCTTCGTCTTCGGATTCGAAGTTAGCGGCGGATGTAATATACACTCCCGCTTTGTCTTTACCTCTGTAATAGTGACTAGTTTCCATTTGATAGTAACCATCTGAATCTAAGTAGATTTTAATTCCTATTTTTTGATCCCCAACATAAAGCGAATATTCATTTATAAGCCTTTTAATCTCACTAATGCGTTCGCTACTTAATATATTAAAATCTTTATCCAAAACTCCTCATCTCCCTTCAATGCCTCATTTGTTATATTTCCGTAATACCATAATAACACCACCTATGACAAAATGAGCGCCATTATTCAGCCAAAAACACGCCAAAAGTTCGCCACTAATTAGCTTCTCCTTTCACCACTTCGAGCCGCAGCATAAAGGCGAGCTTGTAGAAGGCCCTTGCTTTCACTCTGCTATAAGTCCTACTGCTCATCCCTAACTCGTCATGCACCATGTAGTCATAAACGCTCTCGTCTTCCAAATAACGCTTTTGAATAACCGCCCGTTCGATTCTGGAAAGTCGATTCATGGCACGATCTACATTCATCTCAAGATTCTCAATTTCTTGCTCATGCTCTACATTCCATAAAGCTGTATCTTCCGCTGGACTACCGACATCGTATGTTTGTCCGTGATATCGGGGAGTATATGCCGGAGTCGTTTTCATTTCGCGTCTAACAAATCCGATCTGCTTGTAAATACGGATGCTTTCCAGCACCTCTTCAACTTTCTTTTGTGTCTCTTTTCGGTCGATTTCAGGTAAAAAAGATATTTGTTGAGTCATTGGAAAGCCTCCTTATTCTATCTAAATGCGCCGCCCTTGCCGCGCTTGAGTATTTGCCTATTCGTGCCCATTAAGTCCCGCAAAGCCCGCTCAGTGAGCTTCTCCGGCTGTCTGACGGGCTGTTTCTTCTTCGGCCTTTTCTTTGGCTTCACCGGCCTGGGCACATTGTTCACCTTGCACCATATGACCAGCTGCTCTTTCATCGTTTTCACGGAATCACTCCTCGGTTGCAAAAATAGGGGTAAAATTGTAGATTGGTTGCAACGACAGGCGCTGCTGAAACAACAAAAAAGGACACCAAACAGCACACGATTTTTCGTGTCTGTTCAGTGCCCTCGGGGTTTCCGATAAGCGTATTTACTTAGTTATATTATACCAAACTATCGTTCTTTTTGACGGACTGTTTATCGAGAACTAATGTGCACTAAGTGAAAATCCACCGATATTTCGTTTAGCGCTACTCTTTTAAAATCCTCGTTTTCGATTCTGCCTTTTTTACTAACTTCATAAGGTATGCCAGCTTCAAAAATAACCATTTCATTTTCATCAATCATATTATCCGCAAGATACACAAACCGCCTCTTCTTCATTTGGTCGCCCCTCTTTCACAATTTGATATTGACTAAAACCGCATATCCGTTTCCAGTTTGCCGTGACACGGTTTGTTTCCCTGCCAGCTAATAATCTGCTTCCCGTGTCCGCTATCGGGCTTAGGGACTTCTTGCAGCTTACCGTCCTTCACGATATACACCGCATTCTCCATCAAGCTAATTTCTACTGTCATAGTTTCATGATTTATTTTCATGTTGTAGAAGCCCCCAGTCTGTTAAAATAAGATTGTCCGTAATATTTTAAAGAGCTGGGGGCTTTTTTATTGTTCTTTCCAACGAAAATGCCGCTTACGATCGATGATGATTGATTCGCACCAATCACGATTCCAGTGTGCTTGTAACGTCGCAATGACAGACGGTTTCGGATTTGCATAGTGAGTTTCGCAGTGCTCAAGGATTTCATCAACCGTGAACCATTTCCCTTGAAAACTTCTCATTCGAAGAAACTCTCTTATGTTTTTTATAGTATTTGAGTACTCTGTTTCACCCTCGCCGCCTTTTACACCGCCAATGTTGTTTCTATGAAAATCTCTAGCATAATCCCGAAGACGTTTGCCTCCATATTTCCTCTTTTGGGCCAGTCGGTTATATCTCGCAGGCACCTCTATGTGCATCCGTCCTGTCCTTTCGCTGTACGTCATTAACCCAAGACCATGCTGCCTAATGATTCTTTGCGCCATATGGCTGATATTTTTCGGTTTAGGCACTGCAATCCAGCTGTACTGAGCATTGTGCAAATTATCATAAGCCTGCTCGATCACCTTAAAATTAAGAGACGTTTTCATTTCAACAGCAATGTCACAAGGGCCGCATACAGCAACTACATCAATGTTCAACAACTCTGCATAAACATCTGTGCAGCCCATTTCTTCTAACAGAAACTCTTTAACTGGCAGAAACAGATCTGACTCTCTCATACAAATCCCCATCGCTTCTTCGCCATTTCCAATCGTTCCGGCGTCAAATCCTGATAACGAGATAAAATGTGCTCATCGGATATGCCTTTTTCCATAAACCGCATGTACTGTGCCTTACTGAGATTCCCGTTTGAATTGACCGTTCGTTTTCCCCGTGAAGAAAACCTGTTTCCTACCCGTTCATCTGCCTCGCGTAAATATGCCGGTCGCTTTGATTCAAATTTTTCTGCGCAATAGGCTTTCACTTCTTCCGGCGTCCACTGCTGCTCAATTACTGCTCCGCGGTATGCCATTATTTAATATCCTCCAATGCGGCAGCTGCAATCTTTTGCAGCCGCGCGCGTGATTTGATGCTTCTTTGCCCCCATTTGAGATCGTCGATTGAAATCTGTGTAAGGTCCGATCTAAGGCGTTTATTTTCGTCACGGACGTC